TTTAAAGCCAAAAATAATAAAAAGATTTCTGAACCAGAAACGAAAAAAATCTATAGTCAAAGAAGAATTAATGTAGAGCCTGTTTTTGGATTTATGAAGGAAATTTTGGGTTTCACTCGAATGTCAGTTCGAGGAATAAATAAAGTTAAACGAGAGCTAGGTTTTGTATTAATGGCACTTAATATAAGGAAAATAGTAGCTCGACGAGCTGTATATTATCAAATACATTTAAAAAAAGCTGATTTCTATCAAATAATTAATAGAAATCAGCTTTTTTACATTGCCTAAGAACTTAATGTCCCAAGCTCGAACGTATAGATTTTTGTGAAGATGTAAGCGAGAGAGTGAACGGAAATCCGATGAAACCGAAGACGAAAATATTATACTCTTGTTTTGCTTGCATTCAAGAATCTAAAGAATCCGACACTCAAACGAATCTCAATACAGGTAGCAAATTCATTAAAACTATTATTATCAGAGATACACGAGGTGATTATAAACCAACAAATAAGCATTACGTCTTGCATGAAGGGCAAAGGTTTAACATCAAATATGTAAAGCCAGATTATCAAGATAAATCTTATTTGCGTATCTATGGCGAGGTGGTCATTTAATGGGAGCAAGAATTGAAAGTAATAATATTGAACAAGGTTTGAAAAATGCAGTTTTAAAAATGAATTTAAATAGTAATGTAATTGTCAAAGCTGGGGCTATGTCATTAGTCCCACTTTTAAAAAGTAATACACCTTTTGCGAATACTAAAAAGCATGCTCGCGATCACATAGCTGTTTCTAATGTGAAAACAGACAGACACACAAGTGAGAAAATCGTTACAATTGGTTACGCTAAAGGCGTCTCACATCGTATTCATGCAACAGAATTTGGAACAATGTACCAAAAACCACAATTGTTTATAACAAAAACAGAAAAGCAAGGGAAAAACAAAGTTTTAAAAACAATGCTTGATACTGCTAAGAGGTTGCAAAAATGATTAATGTTACCAAATTAATTAGAAACGCTATTATTGCAAATAACATTACAGATGAAGTGAATGTGTTTAACTACACTATAGATGACCATTTTCACGAAAAAACTGACAAGCCTATTATTCGTATATATCCCTTACCGTTCAATCCTGACACATACGCTGATGATAACGAGATTTCAAGAGAATACCATTACCAAATTGATGTTTGGTGGTCTCAAGATGAACCGAACGAGCAAGCAGAAAAAATTGTTGATTTACTCAAAGTGATAAATTTTCAATGTTATTACAGAGAACCGTTATACGAGAGTGACGTCATGTCATTCAGACATATTATAAGAGCAAAAGGCTCGATTTTATCAATGAAATTGGAGGAAAATTAAATGATTGAAAAATTGAAACAAGCACCAAGATTTTTAAAATTAAACTTACAACATTTTGCAGATACAGGAGTTTCGGGTATCGCAATTGGGGTATCAAACTTTTATTATGCACCTATTTTAAAAGATACAGAAAATGAATGGGAAACTGGAGCTGGCACACGTATTCGTTTCTTAAAAGAAATTGAAGTAGACCGTCCACAAGATACCGAGGAAGATTATGGAGATGATATGGTCGCAGCAACTGCTGTATCTAATGGCAAACTAAGTGTTAAGACAACATTTGTTACTGTTCCTGCTGACGATAAGGCGTTCTTGAATGGCGCTAAAAAAGGTGTAGGTGGTTATAAATATGGAGCTAAGGATATCCCGCCAGATGTAGCGATTGTATTTGAACGACGTAATCATGATGAGTCTTCAGAATGGGTTGGCTTGTTCAAAGGTAAATTCACTCGTTCAAGCATCAAAGGGCAAACAAAACAAGATAAAGTTGAATTCCAGAATGACGACGTAGAAGGCAATTTTATTGATCGTTTGTTTGATGAGAGCTCGCATGTTACTGGCTATGATAAAAAAGGAAGCACTACAGGGCGCGATTATGTATTCATGGAAACATTTGGTAAAACTTATGATGAATTCATGTCTAGTCGAGGAGAACAAAATATGGAACCTGTAGAAAAAGAAATGAAAAAAACAGAAAAAGTTGAAGTCACTTCTGTAAACGTCACTGATGAACAAGTTACAGTTAAAGTTGATGCTACTAAACAACTATCAGCCACAACCGAACCATCTGGACAGAAAGTAACTTTTGCAGTGACTGAGGGGCAAACGTATGCTAGCGTAACATCAACTGGCCTCGTTAAAGGTTTGGCGGAAGGTAATGCGACCGTTACAGCGACTGCAGGAAAGCAAACTGATACTGTGCAAATTACAGTACAATCTAATTTAGAAATGTAAGTTTTGAGGGCTTAACGCCCTCTTTTTATTTTGGCCAAATTAAAAAGAAAGTAGGAATTTAATAATGGAACGTACATCAATTGAATTAATTACAGGATTTACAAAAACAGGAAAGCCGCAATATCAAAAGTATTTAGCAAAGCCGATTATTACTTTGTTTGAAACAATTCAAGGTTCAAAATTAGGTTTGAAACTTAACAAAGCCTTTAAGGGGGCTGATTTTAAAGATCTAACAGAAGAAGAATTTAATAACTTAAGTGTGACAGAACAGGAAGAATACAAAAACAAGCAAGAAGAATACGAAAACAACATGGCTGTACAAATGGAAGTATTAGAAGAAGTTTTGGATTTCATCGTTGAAGCTTTTGATAATCAATTTACTAGTATAGAACTTCAAAAAGGATTACCAAATGGTCAAGAAGGTATTGAAAAGATTGGACAGTTAATTGGACGAATTACAGGTGGGGAACCTAGCGATACAAAAAAGTTCGTGACAGAGAATCAGAAATAAGAAAAGAAGATTTAACACCTGAAGCTGTCTACAACAATTACAGGAAAATAGCTAAAGATTTGATAGAAAACGGCATGGATGCAGAAAAAGTGGCTAACATGCCGATACACTTCTTTTTAGACATTGTCGAATCGAAGATTGAAACAAAGCGAACTGCGAAAAGTTTTAAAGATATTTTTTAATCAGCCTTTAAAGGTTGATTTTTTTATTTACATCTTGGAAGAAAGGAGGTTTTTAAATGCCTAATCCTATAGGTAATATGGTCATAAAGGTTGATTTAGATGGTTCTGGATTCAATAGAGGTGTGACAGGTTTAAATAGGCAAATGAAAATGGTTTCGCGTGAGCTTTCGGCTAATTTATCACAATTTTCTAGATATGATAATTCATTAGAAAAGTCGAAGATAAAAGTCGAAGGTTTGAGTAAAAAACAAAAAGTTCAAGCCCAGATTACTAAAGAGCTGAAAGATAGTTATGACAAACTTAGTAAAGAAACTGGTGAAAACAGTGCAAAGACACAAGTTGCGGCTGCTAAATACAATGAAGCTTACGCTAAATTAAACCAATATGAGCGAGAGTTAAACCAAGCCACACAAGAATTAAAAGACATGCAAAGAGAGCAGAAAGCATTAAATACTGCAATGGGAAAACTTGGGACCAACTTTAATAATTTTGGTCCTAAGCTTCAAGAAATTGGTAACAGTATGAAAAATGTAGGCCGTAACATGACTATGTATGTAACTGCGCCGGTGGTTGCTGGGTTTGCTGTAGCAGCTAAAAAAGGTATTGAATTCGATGACAGTATGAGAAAAGTTAAAGCAACTTCAGGTGCTACTGGGGAAGAGTTTGAAGCTTTGAAGAAAAAGGCTCGCGAAATGGGTGCAACAACAAAATTTAGTGCATCAGATTCGGCTGAAGCATTAAATTACATGGCACTTGCTGGTTGGGATTCTAAGCAAATGATGGAAGGTTTAAGCGGAGTTATGGATTTAGCGGCAGCATCTGGCGAAGAACTGGGAGCAGTAAGTGACATTGATACAGATGGACTAACGGCATTTGGTTTAAAAGCAAAGGATAGTGGTCATTTTGCGGACGTTTTAGCACAAACTAGCTCGAAGGCAAATACGGACGTTAGAGGGCTCGGAGAAGCTTTTAAATATGTCGCTCCTGTAGCAGGTGCGTTAGGTTACACGATTGAAGATACATCTATTGCAATAGGTTTAATGAGTAATGCTGGTATCAAAGGTGAAAAAGCAGGTACAGCGTTACGAACAATGTTCACCAATCTTTCAAGTCCAACTAGAGCTATGGGGAATGAAATGGAACGCTTAGGAATATCTATTACAGATAGTAATGGGAAAATGATTCCTATGCGAAAGCTTTTAGACCAACTGAGGGAAAAATTTAAACATCTTTCAAAAGACCAACAAGCTAGTTCTGCAGCTACAATATTTGGTAAAGAAGCGATGTCAGGAGCATTAGCGATTATAAATGCTTCTGATGAAGACTATCAAAAGTTAACCAAATCTATAGATTCATCTACCGGCGCATCTAAAAGAATGGCCGATACAATGGAATCTGGTTTAGGTGGAAAATTAAGAACTTTAAGGTCGCAATTAGAAGAACTAGCCTTAACGATTTATGACAGAATAGAACCAGCACTAAAGATTATAGTAAGTGCTTTTAGCAAAGTAGTGACATGGGTTACTAAATTACCAACGTCAATTCAATTAGCGGTTATTGGGTTTGGATTGTTTGCAGCAGTTTTAGGTCCATTAGTTTTTATGTTCGGTTTATTTATCAGCGTGATGGGGAATGCAATGACAGTTTTAGGACCCTTGTTAATAAACGTTAATAAAGCTGGTGGTATATTCGCGTTTTTAAGAACTAAAATCGCATCCCTTGTTAAACTATTTCCGGTTTTAGGTGTGTCGATATCCAGTTTAACGTTACCTATAACATTAATTGTAGGTGCATTAGTTGGTATTGGCATAGCTTTCTATCAAGCTTATAAACGTTCAGAAACTTTTAGAAATATTGTAAATCAGGCAATCTCTGGTGTAGCAAACGCATTTAAAGCAGCTAAACTAGCATTACAAGGTTTCTTTGATTTATTCAAAGGTGATAGTAAAGGCGCGGTTACCCTAGAGAAGATATTTCCACCCGAAACTGTAGCAGGAATACAAAATGTAGTTAATACGATTAGAACAACTTTCTTTAAAGTAGTTGATGCAATCGTTGGTTTCGCCAAAGAGATAGGCGCTCAATTAGCCTCTTTCTGGAAAGAGAACGGCTCAGAAATAACACAAGCTTTGCAAAATATAGCTGGTTTCATTAAAGCAACCTTTGAATTTATTTTTAACTTTATTATTAAACCAATTATGTTTGCGATTTGGCAAGTGATGCAATTTATTTGGCCGGCGGTTAAAGCTTTGATTGTCAGCACTTGGGAAAATATCAAAGGTGTAATACAAGGGGCTATTAATATTATTTTGGGTATTATCAAAGTATTCTCTAGTCTTTTCACAGGAAACTGGCGAGGCGTTTGGGACGGCATTGTAATGATACTGAAAGGTACTGTGCAGTTAATTTGGAATTTAATACAACTGTGGTTTGTAGGTAAAATTCTAGGTGTAGTGAGATACTTTGGTGGATTACTTAAAGGTTTAATATCCGGTATCTGGAGTGTTATCAAAGGCATCTTTACAAAATCTTTATCGGCAATTTGGAATGCGACGAAAAGTATTTTTGGTTTTTTATTCAATAGTGTTAAATCTATTTTCACTAATATGAAAAACTGGTTATCTAGTACGTGGAATAATATCAAAAGCAATACCGTCGGCAAGGCTCATTCGTTATTTACAGGTGTAAGGTCTAAATTCACAAGTTTATGGAATGCGACGAAAGATGTATTTACTAAATTAAGAAATTGGATGTCAAACATCTGGAACTCTATTAAAGATAACACGGTAGGTATAGCTGGTCGCTTATGGAATAGAGTGCGTAACATCTTTGGAAGCATGCGTGACGGTTTAAAATCTATCATTGGTAAAATTAAAGATCATATCGGTGGTATGGTAGACGCTGTTAAAAGAGGTCTTAATAAATTAATTGAAGGTTTAAACTGGGTCGGTGGTAAGTTGGGTATGGACAAAATACCGAAGTTACACACTGGTACTGAACATACGCATACTACAACAAGATTAGTTAAGAACGGTAAGATTGCGCGGGATACGTTCGCTACGGTTGGGGATAAAGGACGTGGAAATGGTCCGAATGGTTTCAGAAATGAAATGATTGAATTCCCTAATGGCAAACGTGTACTTACGCCTAATACAGATACGACAGCGTACTTACCTAAAGGTTCAAAAGTATATAACGGCGCACAAACTTATTCAATGTTAAATGGAACGCTTCCAAGATTTAGCATAGGTACTATGTGGAAAGATATTAAATCCGGTGCATCATCGGCATTTAACTGGACAAAAGATCAAATAGGTAAAGGTACAAAGTGGCTTGGCGATAAAGTTGGTGATGTCATGGACTTTATCGATAATCCAGGCAAACTTTTAAATTATGTACTTCAAGCGTTTGGAGTTGATTTCAGTTCTCTAACTAAAGGTATGGGTATTGCTGGCGATATAACAAAAGCTGCATGGTCTAAGATTAAGAAAAGTGCAATCAAGTGGCTTGAGGATGCTTTCGCAGAGTCGGGTGATGGCGGTGTAGTAGATATGAGTAAATTACGTTATTTATACGGTCACACTGCTGCTTATACACGAGAAACCGGACGCCCATTCCATGAAGGTCTGGATTTTGATTACATTTACGAACCTGTTCCATCAACCATTAATGGTAGAGCACAAGTTATGCCTTTTCATAATGGTGGTTATGGAAAATGGGTAAAAATTGTAAAGGGCGCCTTAGAAGTTATTTATGCACATTTATCTAAATATAAAGTTAAAACTGGTCAACAAGTTAGGGTCGGCCAGACTGTTGGTATATCGGGGAATACGGGGTTTAGTACAGGACCTCACTTACATTATGAGATGCGTTGGAATGGAAGACATAGAGACCCGTTACCGTGGTTAAGAAAGAATAATGGGGGCGGCAAAAGTGCACCCGGTGGTAATGGTGCAGCTAATGCTAGACGAGCTATTAAGGCTGCTCAAAATATTTTAGGAGGAAGGTATAAGGCGAGTTGGATTACTAACGAGATGATGCGTGTTGCGAGTCGTGAATCCAATTATACAGCTAATGCAGTCAATAATTGGGATAGCAACGCAAGAGCTGGTATACCTTCAAGAGGTATGTTCCAAATGATAGATCCTTCATTTAGAGCGTACGCAAAGTCGGGTTACAATAATCCTCTCAACCCAACTCATCAAGCTATATCGGCTATGAGATATATTGTGGGTAAATGGGTACCAAGAACAGGCTCATGGAGAGCTGCGTTCAAACGCGCTGGTGATTACGCATATGCTACTGGTGGCAAAGTCTATAACGGATTGTATCACTTAGGGGAAGAAGGATATCCAGAGTGGATAATACCTACTGATCCAAGTAGAGCGAACGAAGCACACAAATTATTAGCTTTAGCTGCTAACGATATTGATAACCGCTCTAAAAATAAGCGACCAAACAACTTACCAAATCCAAGTATAAGTAATAGTGATACAAACTATATTCATACATTGGAGAATAAACTAGATGCGGTTATTAATTGTTTGGTTAGTTTGGTTGAGTCTAATCAAGTTATTGCAGATAAGGATTACGAACCAGTTATTAATAAGTATGTGTTTGAAGATGAGGTAAATAATTCTATCGATAAACGAGAGCGTCACGAATCTACAAGAGTTAGATTTAGAAGAGGAGGCACGATAATCTAATGCAAGATACAATTCAAATAGACAATAAAACAATTGGATGGCTGGTTGTGCAAAGAGGGTTCGAGATACCCTCTTTTAATTTTGTTACTGAAAAAGAAAACGTAAAAGGTAGAGCGGGATCTATTGTTAAGAATCGTTATTTAAATGATATCGAATTTGATTTACCATTAATTATTCGAAACGAAAAATTGTCACCAGGTGGAGAAAAAACACACGATGATATATTAGAAGCATTGGTCAAGTTCTTCAATATTAAAGATTTAACACCTAAAAAACTTAAATTCAAATCTCAAAACTGGTATTGGTTTGCATATTTTGATGGTCCATTAAAATTACCGAAAAACCCAAGAGGTTCAGTGAAGTTCACTATAAAAGTAGTGTTAACAGATCCTTATAAATACTCGGTAACTGGAAACAAAAACACCGCGATTTCAGACCAAGTTTCAGTTGTAAATAGTGGGACTGCTGACACTCCTTTAATTGTTGAAGCCCGAGCAATTAAACCATCTAGTTACTTTATGATCACTAAAAATGATGAAGATTATTTTATGGTTGGTGATGATGAGGTAACCAAAGAAGTTAAGGATTACATGCCTCCTGTTTATCATAGTGAGTTTCGTGATTTCAAAGGTTGGACTAAGATGATTACTGAAGATATTCCAAGTAATGATTTAGGTGGTAAGGTCGGCGGTGACTTTGTGATATCCAATCTTGGCGAAGGATATAAAGCAACTAATTTTCCTGATGCAAAAGGTTGGGTTGGTGCTGGCACGAAACGAGGGCTCCCTAAAGCGATGACAGATTTTCAAATTACCTATAAATGTATTGTTGAACAAAAAGGTAAAGGTGCCGGAAGAACAGCACAACATATTTATGATAGTGATGGTAAGTTACTTGCTTCTATTGGTTATGAAAATAAATATCATGATAGAAAAATAGGCCATATTGTTGTTACGTTGTATAACCAAAAAGGAGACCCCAAAAAGATATACGACTATCAGAATAAACCGATAATGTATAACTTGGACAGAATCGTTGTTTATATGCGGCTCAGAAGAGTAGGTAATAAATTTTCTATTAAAACTTGGAAATTTGATCACATTAAAGACCCAGATAGACGTAAACCTATTGATATGGATGAGAAAGAGTGGATGGATGGCGGTAAGTTTTATCAGCGTCCAGCTTCTATCATAGCTATCTACAGTGCAAAATATACCGGCTATAAATGGATGGAGATGAATGGATTAGGCTCATTCAATACTGAGATTTTACCGAAACCGAAAGGGGCAAGGGACGTTATTATACAAAAAGGTGATTTAGTAAAAATAGATATGCAAGCGAAGAGTGTTGTCATTAACGAAGAACCAATGTTATCAGAGAAATCGTTTGGGAGTAATTATTTCAATGTTGAATCTGGATACAGTGAGTTAATCATACAACCTGAAAACGTCTTTGATACGATGGTTAAATGGCAAGATAGATATTTATAGAGAGGAGATGAAAATGTGATACATGTTTTAGATTTTAACGACAAAATCATAGATTTCCTTTCTACTGATGACCCTGCTTTAGTTAGAGCGATTCATAAACGGAATGTTAATGACAATTCAGAGATGCTCGAGTTGCTTATATCCTCAGAGAGAGCTGGAAAGTTTCGTGAACGACATCGTGTTATTATAAGAGATTCAAATAAACAATGGCGTGAGTTTATTATTAATTGGGTTCAGGACGATATGGACGGCTACACAGAAATAGAATGTATAGCGTCTTATTTAGCTGATATAACAACAGCTAAACCGTTCGCACCTGGAAAGTTTGAGAAAAAGACAACTTCAGAAGCATTGAAAGATGTGTTGAGCGATACAGGTTGGGAAGTTTCTGAACAAACCGAATACGATGGCTTACGTACTACGTCATGGACTTCTTATCAAACTAGATATGAAGTTTTAAAGCAATTATGTACAACATATAAAATGGTATTGGATTTTTATATTGAGCTTAGTTCTAATACCGTCAAAGGTAGATATGTGGTACTCAAAAAGAAAAACAGCTTATTCAAAGGTAAAGAAATTGAGTATGGTAAAGATTTGGTTGGGTTAACTAGGAAGATTGATATGTCAGAAATCAAAACAGCATTAATTGCTGTGGGACCCGAAAATGACAAAGGAAAGCGTTTAGAGTTAGTTGTGACAGATGACGAAGCACAAAGTCAATTCAACTTACCTACCCGTTATATTTGGGGAATATACGAACCTCAATCAGACGATCAAAATATGAATGAAACACGATTACGTTCTTTAGCCAAAACGGAGTTAAATAAACGCAAGTCAGCAGTCATGTCATATGAGATTACCTCTACTGATTTAGAAGCTACGTATCCGCATGAGATTATCTCAATCGGAGATACAGTCAGGGTGAAACACAGAGATTTTAACCCGCCATTGTATGTAGAGGCAGAAGTTATAGCAGAAGAATATAATATGATTTCAGAAAATAGCACATATACGTTTGGCCAACCTAAAGAGTTCAAAGAATCTGAATTAAGAGAAGAGTTTAACAAGCGATTAAACTTAATACACCAAAAGTTAAACGATAATATTAGTAATATCAACACTATAGTAAAAGACGTTGTAGATGGTGAATTAGAATACTTTGAACGCAAAATACACAAAAGTGATACACCGCCAGAAAATCCAGTCAATGATATACTTTGGTATGATACAAGTAACCCTGATGTTGCTGTCTTGCGTAGATATTGGAATGGTGGATGGATTGAAGCAACGCCAAATGATGTTGAAAAATTAGGTGGTATAACAAGAGAAAAAGCGCTATTCAGTGAATTAAACAATACTTTTATTAATTTATCTATACAACACGCTAGGCTTTTTTCAGAAGCTACAGAATTACTGAATAGCGAGTACTTAGTAGATAATGATTTGAAAGCGGACTTACAAGCAAGTTTAGACGCTGTGATTGATGTTTATAATCAAATTAAAAATAATTTAGAATCTATGACACCCGAAACTGCAACGATTGGTCGGTTGGTAGATACACAAGCTTTATTTCTTGAGTATAGAAAGAAATTACAAGATGTTTATACAGATGTAGAAGATGTCAAAATCTCCATTTCAGATAGATTTAAATTATTACAGTCACAATACACTGACGAAAAATATAAAGAAGCGTTGGAAATAATAGCAACAAAATTTGGTTTAACGGTGAATGAAGATTTGCAGTTAGTTGGAGAACCTAATGTTGTTAAATCAGCTATTGAAGCAGCTAGAGAATCCACAAAAGAACAATTACGTGACTATGTAAAAACATCGGACTATAAAACAGACAAAGACGGTATTGTTGAACGTTTAGATACTGCTGAAGCTGAGAGAACGACTTTAAAAGGTGAAATCAAAGATAAAGTTACGTTAAACGAATATCGAAACGGATTGGAAGAACAAAAACAATATACTGACGACCAGTTAAGTGATTTGTCCAATAATCCTGAGATTAAAGCAAGTATTGAACAAGCAAATCAAGAAGCGCAAGAAGCTTTAAAATCATACATTGATGCTCAAGATGATCTTAAAGAGAAAGAATCGCAAGCGTATATTGATGGTAAAATTTCGGAAGAAGAGCAACGCGCTATACAAGACGCTCAAGCTAAACTTGAAGAGGCAAAACAAAACGCAGAACTAAAGGCTAGAAACGTTGAAAAGAAAGCTCATGCTTATACAGACAACAAGGTCAAAGAAAGCACAGATGCACAGAGAAAAACATTGACTCGCTATGGTTCTCAAATTATACAAAATGGTAAAGAAATCAAATCAAGAACTACTAAAGAAGAGTTTAATGCAACCAATCGTACACTTTCAAATATTTTAGCTGAGATTGTCCAAAACGTTACAGATGGAACAACAATCAGATATGATGATAATGGGGTGGCTCAAGCTTTAAATATAGGACCACAGGGAATTAGATTAAATGCTGATAAAATTGATATTAGCGGTAATAGAGAAATAAATCTTCTTATCCAAAATATGCGAGATAAAGTAGATAAAACCGATATTGTCAACAGTCTTAATTTATCAAGAGAGGGTCTTGATATCAATGTTAATAGAATTGGAATTAAAGGCGGTGACAATAACAGATATGTTCAAATACAGAATGATTCTATTGAACTAGGTGGTATTGTGCAACGTACTTGGAGAGGGAAACGTTCAACAGACGATATTTTTACGCGACTGAAAGACGGTCACCTAAGATTTAGAAATAACACCGCTGGCGGTTCACTTTATATGTCACATTTTGGTATTTCGACTTATATTGATGGTGAAGGTGAAGACGGTGGTTCATCTGGTACGATTCAATGGTGGGATAAAACTTACAGTGATAGTGGCATGAATGGTATAACAATCAATTCCTATGGTGGTGTCGTTGCACTAACGTCAGATAATAATCGGGTTGTTCTGGAGTCTTACGCTTCATCGAATATCAAAAGCAAACAGGCACCGGTGTATTTATATCCAAACACAGACAAAGTGCCTGGATTAAACCGATTTGCATTCACGCTGTCTAATGCAGATAATGCTTATTCGAGTGACGGTTATATTATGTTTGGTTCTGATGAGAACTATGATTACGGTGCGGGTATCAGGTTTTCTAAAGAAAGAAATAAAGGTCTTGTTCAAATTGTTAATGGACGATATGCAACAGGTGGAGATACAACAATCGAAGCAGGGTATGGCAAATTTAATATGCTGAAGCGACGTGATGGTAATAGGTATATTCATATACAGAGTACAGACCTACTGTCTGTAGGTTCAGATGATGCAGGAGATAGGATAGCTTCTAACTCAATTTATAGACGTACTTATTCGGCCGCAGCTAATTTGCATATCACTTCTGCTGGCACAATTGGGCGTTCGACATCAGCGCGTAAATACAAGTTATCTATCGAAAATCAATATAACGATAGAGATGAACAACTGGAACATTCAAAAGCTATTCTTAACTTACCTATTAGAACGTGGTTTGATAAAGCTGAGTCTGAAATTTTAGCTAGAGAGCTGAGAGAGGATAGAAAATTATCAGAAGACACCTATAAACTGGATAGATACGTAGGTTTGATTGCTGAAGAGGTGGAGAATTTAGGATTAAAAGAGTTTGTCACGTATGATGACAAAGGAGAAATTGAAGGTATAGCGTATGATCGTCTATGGATTCATCTTATCCCTGTTATCAAAGAACAACAACTAAGAATCAAGAAATTGGAGGAGTCAAAGAATGCAGGATAACAAACAAGGATTACAAGCTAATCCTGAATATACAATTCATTATTTATCACAGGAAATTATGAGGTTAACACAAGAAAACACGATGTTAAAAGCGTATATACAAGAAAATAAAGAAAATCAACAATGTGCTGAGGAAGAGTAATCCTTAGCACTATTTTTATACAAAAATTTAAGGAGGTCATTTAATTATGGCAAAAGAAATTATCAACAATACAGAAAGGTTTATTTTAGTACAAATCGACAAAGAAGGTACAGAACGTGTAGTATATCAAGATTTCACAGGAAGTTTTACAACTTCTGAAATGGTTAACCATGCTCAAGATTTTAAATCTGAAGAAAACGCTAAGAAAATTGCGGAGACGTTAAATTTGTTATATCAATTAACTAACAAAAAACAACGTGTGAAAGTAGTTAAAGAAGTAGTTGAAAGATCAGATTTATCTCCAGAGGTAACAGTTAACACTGAAACAGTATGAAAAGCTATGAGTTAGATACTCATAATCTTTATTCTTTTAGAAAGCGGGTGTACTGAATTGGGGTGGTTCAAAAAACACGAACATGAATGGCGCATCAGAAGGTTAGAAGAGAATGATAAAACAATGCTCAGCACACTCAATGAAATTAAATTAGGTCAAAAAACCCAAGAGCAAGTTAACATTAAATTAGATAAAACCTTAGATGCTATTCAAAAAGAAAGAGAAATAGATGAAAAGAATAAGAAAGAAAATGATAAGAATATTCGTGATATGAAAATGTGGGTGCTTGGTTTAGTTGGGACAATATTTGGGTCGCTAATTATAGCATTATTACGTATGCTTATGGGTATATAAGAGAGGTGTTTACTATGCTTAAAGGAATTTTAGGTTACAGTTTCTGGACGTGTTTTTGGTTTGGTAAATGTAAGTAATTTTTAAAGGTCAGTGCTTTGACACTGGCTTTTTATTATTGTTGTGATTATGGTAATATACAAAAGTGAGCAAGTTGGATAGATGGTGGCTATCTGAGTATAAGGAGGTGGTGCCTATGGTGGCATTACTGAAATCTTTAGAAAGGAGACGCCTTTGTGGTATCTGTTGTTGATGCACTAAATTTAATGTTTAGTTTCGGTATGTTTATCGTTGCTTTACTTGGTTTAGTCATCGCAATCGTTAAATTAAACCATAAAAAATAACCATCACAACTTTGGACGGTTAATGGTTATTTTATAATAATTTCAAAACTGAGCCACCGTCTTTTTAACGGGCTCATTAGGGTAACATGTTTGCGCATGTTGCCTTTTTCTATATATAAATTAACACACCATAATATAAATATCAAATAGACGGCTTATTAGTCGTCTTTTTATTTTGGATAAAAGGAGATAAGAATATGATTAATTGGAAAATTAGAATGAAACAAAAATCATTTTGGGTAGCGATATTGTCAGCTATCTTTTTATTTGCTCAAAACATCGCAAAAGCTATTGGGTATGATATTCAAGTTTATACAGAGCAATTAACAGACGGTTTAAACGCTATATTAGGGTTTTTAGTATTAACTGGTGTGATCCAAGACCCGACTACTAAAGGTATAGGTGATAGCCACCAAGCTTTAGAATATGAAGAACCAAGTAGAAAATACTAGGAGGTAAAATAATGAAAACATACAGTGAAGCAAGAGCAAGGTTACGTTGGTATCAAGGTAGGTATATTGATTTTGACGGTTGGTATGGTTACCAATGTGCAGATTTAGCAGTTGATTACATTTATTGGTTGTTAGAAATTAGAATGTGGGGAAATGCAAAAGATGCAATCAATAATGATTTTAAAAACATGGCAACAGTATATGAAAACACACCATCGTTTGTTCCACAAATAGGTGATGTGGCTGTATTTACCAAAGGAATATATAAACAATACGGTCATATTGGTTTAGTGTTTAATGGTGGTAATACAAATCAATTTTTAATTTTGGAACAGAACTATGACGGTAACGCAAATACGCCTGCAAAGTTACGTTGGGATAATTATTACGGCTGTACTCACTTTATTAGACCTAAGTATAAAAGTGAGGGCTTAATGAATAAGATCACAAATAAAGTTAAACCACCTGCTCAAAAAGCAGTCGGTAAATCTGCAAGTAAAATAACAGTTGGAAGTAAAGCGCCTTATAACCTTAAATGGTCAAAAGGTGCTTATTTTAATGCGAAAATCGACGGCTTAGGTGCTACTTCAGCCACTAGATACGGTGATAATCGTACTAACTATAGATTCGATGTTGGACAGGCTATATATGCGCCTGGAACATTAATATATGTGTTTGAAATTATAGATGGTTGGTGCCGTATTTACTGGAACAACCATAATGAGTGGGTATGGCATGAAAGATTGATTGTGAAAGAAGTTTATTGAAAACGCGCAGTTAATAAAAAGATAATAAATAGTTAATTTTATGTAATTTTCTTGTTTAACAGAAAAATCAAATATTTTAATGTATATTGAATTTAATATTCGTATAGGCTTTATAGTTAAAAAATTAACAAGCATTAACAATACAATGTTTTTCAGGTATATTTCTATACAACTATAATGAACTTTTTTAATTATTGATCGTGTTTGAATGTTTTTTGGGTGTAACAATACTATTTTAGAGATTTATTAACCTTATTGAATTTTTAATAAATTTTTAATTATATAATTATGAATTATGTAATAGTATAAATTTGTATTAAAAATATAAAGAGAAAGAAAGTGAAACTATGTTTAAGAGAAAATTATTAGTTACAACTTTGTCGCTAGGTCTAATTGTCCCTATAGCTACACCATTTCAAGGCTCTAAGGCTACTACTAATGCAGAAGATATTGGCGACGATGCAGAAGTGATTAAACGTACGGAAGATGTAAGTAGTAGGAAATGGGGTGTAACACAAAATGTCCAATTTGATTTCGTAAAAGATAAAAAATATAACAAAGACGCATTAATTATTAAGATGCAAGGTTTTATCAATTCTAGGACAACTTTCAATGATGTTAAACAAAATAGAGCAAATAAAAGAATGGTTTGGCCATTTCAATATAATATCGGTCTTACATCAAAAGACCAAAATACGAGCTTAATCAATTATCTTCCTAAAAATAAAATAGAAACAGTTGATGTTGGTCAAACTTTAGGATATAACATTGGAGGTAAATTCCAGTCAGTACCATCTATAGGCGGAAATGGATCATTTAATTATTCTAAGAGTATTAAATATTCCCAAAAGAGTTATGTCAGCGAAGTTGAACAACAAAGCTCAAAAACTATTAAGTGGGGGGTTAAAGCAAATTCTTTTGTTATAGCAGGGCATCGATGGTCTGCTTACGATGAATTATTGTTTATAAGAAATACGACAAGAGGACCTAATGCTAGAGACTATTTTGTAGACGATAATGAATTGCCCCCTTTAATAACAAGTGGATTTAATCCGTCTTTTATCGCGACAGTATCTCACGAAAAAGATTCAGGCGATACGAGCGAATTTGAAATTACTTACGGTAGAAATATGGATGTTACCTATGCAACCTACCTTCCTAAACTTGGTCTTTATCCAGAAAGAAAACATAATGAATTTGTAAACAGAAACTTTGTGGTCAAATATGAAGTGAATTGGAAAACGTACGAAATTAAAGTAAAGGGGCACAACTAATATGAAATTTAAGAATATAGTCAAATCATCAGTCGCTACATCAATTACATTAATCATGCTATCAAATACAGTTGATGCAGCTCAACATATCACACCTGTCAGCGAGAAAAAAGTGGATGACAAAATCACTTTGTACAAAACGACTGCTACATCAGATTCTGACAAATTAAAAATTTCTCAAATTCTAACTTTTAATTTTATTAAAGACAAAAGTTATGATAAAGACACATTAATACTAAAAGCTGCCGGAAACATTTACTCAGGCTATACCCAACCCACTTCTGATAGTAGTATAAATTCACAATTTTATTGGGGAGCTAAGTATAATGTTTTTGTTAGCTCGGAGTCCAAAGATTCTGTAAATATTGTTGACTACGCGCCTAAAAATCAAAATGAAGAATTTCAAGTTCAACAAACATTAGGTTATTCATATGGCGGAGATATTAATATAATAAATGGATTAACTGGTGGATTGAATGGGTCAAAATCATTTTCAGAAACGATTAATTATAAGCAAGAAAGCTACAGAACTACGATTGATAGGAAAACAAATCATAAATCAATCGGCTGGGGTGTCGAGGCACATAAAATCATGAATAATGGTTGGGGACCATATGGCAGAGATAGTAGTGATTCATTATATGGAAACGAACTATTTTTAGGTGGCAGACAGAGTAGCTCGAATGCTAATCAAAATTTCTTACCAACACATCAAATGCCCATATTAGCACGTGGTAATTTCAATCCAGAATTTATAAGCGTACTTTCTCACAAACAAAAGGATGTTAAAAAATCTAAAATTAAAGTGACTTATCAAAGAGAAATGGATCGGTATGAAAATTTTTGGAACAACTTGCACTGGATAGGTTATAATATTAAGAATCAAAAGAGAGCAACACACACATCAATTTATGAAATTGATTGGGAAAAACACACGGTTAAATTAGTAGCTTCGCAATCTAGCGAATAAACTACTTCCTAGATACCGTTGATTTTATAATAGGCTATGATTCGAAAAGAAATCTAATTACTCAGATATTAGGTGACTTATGGGTAGAAATCAGTTAATATAAAATTGTGGTGAGCCTTTTCTTGGCGAGTGCATAATGCATTCGCCTTTTTTATTTACATTAAAAAACAATTGTGGTATTATTTCTACATACTTTATTTAACATTTCTCTCTCAAGTTGAAATTGCGAGTAGTAGGCAGGTACTTCGGTACTTGCCTATTTTTTATGTTATAATTACATGTGTATATAGTAGGAGTGAACTATATAGCCCGGCAGAGGCCATATATCTGACTGTTGGTCTCACAGGAGACATCTTCCTTGTCATCACTCATATACATATATCTTGCTAACATAGAGTTGTTATAGTCGCTACGCCACCCATACTAGTTACTGGGTGGTTGTTTTTTATGTTCGTATTTACGTTCGTATGATTTTTATTATATCCTATAAATAATATTGTATTAAATGTAAGGTGAAAGGGGTATAATAATGTATGAATATGAATCAAAATATCCAAATCCTAATGATTTTCAATGTCCTCCAAAAGAAGCAAATTTCGCTGAAGGTATAACATTTTATAAATGTAGCGACACATATGAATTGCCAAGCCAGTACATGGAACCTATGATAGAAAAAGGTTCAAGATTTCCTAAAAACAATGAAGAAAGATGTTTAATGTGTGGTCATTCTGTCTTTGTGGATGATAAGGATATATTTGAATTGATTAACAAAAAAGGTAGAATAGCAAAAGGAATAAAAGATAAATGGAGATTTGTCTTTTATTTTGAAGGAAGCCAATTTAGTAAATATAAATTTACACCTTCAAAAAGTAATAAAAAGCACTATACATATTGGCATTATGGGAGTAACGATATAATATATAGCTATAAGAGTGCTATAAACGAATGAAAGGAGTGGTGATATGACAATAGTATTCTCAAAATTAATTGACGTATTTGATGAATTCATGTATCCCACTTTCTTTTCATACGAAGCAAGAGTGGGTGAGAAAACTAAAATATTTATAACTTTATTCGCATATTATGATGAAAATAGTAGGAAAGACTATTTTTTTAATGTGCCAGTAAATAAAAAGAAATATGAACAACTTATAAATGGTGAAATTGAAATTAGGTCTTTGTTTGTAAACAATAAAGATGGTTTTTTTACAGAAGGTTCACCTGAAAGTGTAGCAATTATAGAACCTATACATTTAAACGTTAACACTGTCGATTATTTACCAGAAAAAAATTTATTCATGGTATATGATGATGATGAATTTTTGATTGTCGATATAGAAGAAATGAATTCCGAGTTAGATAATAGTGAAACTGTAGAGAAATTATTTGACTTAAACATTGGTAAACAAATAAATTCATCAGAATATAATAATAAAGAAGGTTTAATGATTGCTTTTAGTAATGATAATCAAATTATAAAAGCAGATTCGTTAGGAGTATTGATAACCAAGACGAGTGAATTGTTTAATAAAATAAGTAATAATTTATTAAATTTAAATGTAGTTAAACCTTTTGAAAGTAGTTTTGGTATTTCTTTGGAATTTGATTCATTAAATTTAGACATTAATGATAACGAAATATATATCAATAAGTTTTTAAACCTTCTAAACTTTGTTTCTAATGATAAAAAAGAAGATTTTTTCAATGAATTTTTAGGGTTGTACTCTATCAAAGAAAAAGATGAGTTCTTAAATATTCTTAATGAATTAAGTTCTAATGACATAGAAATGAAAAGTATGTATTATAACAATATAAATGGAATTTATAAAGGCAGTATATTGAAACCATCAGAAGCCAAAAAATTTATAAATAGAGTTTATAATACAACAGAAACAAAAGAAACTTTAAATATCAATAATGCAACTATATATAAAATAGATGTAAAAAATAACTCATTTGGAGTTATAATCGATAATGATATTTATACTGGAAAATTAGGAGAAAGTTTACAAGACAAAGAAGAAACACAATTTACTGTTCCTTCAGAAAAAAATGTTGTTTTAACACAGATATTTAAAAAAGACGAATTTACTAAAAAAGAAAGAAAGCATTACATATTAGAATCTATAAACTAA